GGCCCAACGTAATGCAAAATTATCTTTTGCTATTGGATCAGCACCTTGATCTAATAAATATTTTACTATATCTAAATAACCATATGCTGCTGCAGTTTGAAGTTCATCTGATCCATATTTACCTTTTACATTTACGCCTTGTTCAACTAAATATTTAACAAAATCAAATTTATTATGTGCAACACAAATAGATAAAAGATTTTCTTTTTGTGCGTTATAATCCATGTATAATTCATCTTCAATCCATTTTTTAATTAAGTGATCCATACCAATACCCATATCATGAATAGCATCTGAATCTTGAGTGAATTTCTCGTTTACACTTTCTTTAATTTTCTTTTCTTTAGCGATATGATCTTTAAGAACTTTAACTACTTTAGTGTGACCATTATTACTTGCCCATTTTAAAGCCAAATTACCACTAGCATGTACATCTGCACCTGCAGCTAATAAGACTTTAACCACTTCTGTGCGTCCATTATTACTTGCCCATCGTAAAGCGAAATCATCTCCAGTATGTACATTTGCTCCTGCAGCTAACAAGAGTTTAACCACTTCAGCACATCCATTATCACTTGCATATCTTAAAGCATGATCATTTTCAGCATGTACATTTGCGCCTGCATCTAATAAGACTTTAACAACTTCAGTTTGTCCATTACTACTTGTCCTTCGTAAAGCAGCATCATCATAAGCATGTACATCTGCACCTGTAGCTAACAAATATTCAACAAAATCTAGTTTTCCATATTTAGCACAATAAATTAAAGCAAGATCTTTGTCTTTAAATGGTTCACCTGTAGATTTCATCAATAACTTTATTTCATGTATAATACCAATACCCATATCATGAATAGCATCTGAATCTTGAGTGAACTTCTCATTCACAAAATTTATAATATCAGAGTTTACTATTATTCTAAAATGTTTTTCAAGCACATCTGCCATTTTTTCTCTAACTGCTTTAAGTATTTTTGGTTCTCTTCTATGATAGTTAAGATTAAATAGAGCATTTTCAAATGCATCTTGAAATGGTAAATCCTTTTCAGAAATATATTGAAGAATTAAATAAAGTACCATTCCTAATGCTGTCCATTCTTTTATCATAAATGGGCGAAAATATAAATCATAAATTTCACCTTCTGACATATGACCCATTTCAATATATTTCTTTTTTAATAATGATTTTATTCCAATGTTCATATTATCGATAGGATCTCCATTTTCTGAAAATTTTTCATTTACATATTCCGATATATGTTCAAAATAAGTTTCTAAATATGGATCAATATCAAGATAAAATTGTTTTTTAAGTGTATCCGAAATAATCTGCATACACTCTTTTTTATTTGGTTGCATACGAGATTTTTCTTCTTTAAATAATTTATCTAAAGCTAATTTAATATCAAGTTTTTCTTCACAAAAATAAAATAAAAAAATATAAAGTATCCAACCTATATCACGATAATCATAAGTAGTAGGATAATCACTAAAATATTTTTTATGCATTTCACGATAGGATGTTGAACCTACTTCATGACTTCTTTTTTCATAATAATGTAAAGATCCTATACCCATATCTTGGATAGGATCACTATCTAAAGTAAATTTTTCATCAATCTTACTATAGGATTCTTTTTTCCAATCTTCTGTAGGTAAATATGGGTATTTTTTCTTTAAAAATTCTCTAAATTCTTCTACATCATACAGGTTAGTATATTCTCCTTCACACTTTAAATATTTAAAAATATAATTATTAATATTTTCAAAATATTTTCTGTGTATATAATAACCTGATTTATGAGGATCATTTAAAATATCTGTAGGAATAGATTCTGTATGAAGAATTGCGGGTAAAACATCTGAAAGCCAATCATACATTTCATCTGCATTTTTAAACGTTCTTTGTGTAAATATACCTATACCCATATCTTGGATAGGATCACTATCTTCTGTGAACTTTTCATTTATGTAATTTTTGACAAGTCTCAAGTAATGAATTTATTTTATTTATTCATTCAAATAAAAATAAGTTGGAAAATTTTTATTTATGAGACGATTTCTTATAGTCATTAATGGAATATTTAATTTTCGATGTGCGTCATGCAAACTATCATATATTAAATTATCTATGCTAATTTTTTTCCCAGGTATTTTTCTTCCTTTACTCGCTATACCTATATTTTTTCGGTGTTCTTCACTAAATGGTTTTTTCTTTTTTCCTTTAAATTGAATAGATACTCTTAGTCTTCCTTCTGGTGATTTATTATATTCAATTAATTTATCTCTAAATTTTTTATGAGCAGCAATTTCTTTTTCAGTATAACCCCTTTCTTTAATTCTTTTTTTTATTGATTCTTGAGCAAGTTTTTGCATATTTCTTCTCTTATCTAAATCTACATTATTTGCAATTATTTTCATTTTTTCACAAAATTCTTTAGATCTTTTTTTTCCTTTATTACTATTTCGCCTTTTTTCGATAATTTCTTTTTTTCTTGGATGACCCGTTAGATTATCTCCTCCGTCCCCACCTTTTGTCATATTATATCCAAAACTTAAGTCTTGTGAATTACAAAACAATATAAAGTACGTTTCTAATTTATTTAATTCTTTGGTTATTGTTTCTTTACTACATTCAATTTTCTTTATTTGATGAATCGAAAAATTATCATAGCCATAATGATTCATAGCATCATATAAATATCTATTAATTTTTTTAGACGCATTAACTTTGTGCTTATTCCATCTTGAAATAATATTAAAGGTTTTACCAAAATAGTATTTTCCATTTAGTTTATTTACAATAACATAAATATAACCAATTTTTTTATCCATTTTGTTTTATTTATATATCTACATGATTGTGTTTTTTCTGTACCACTTTATTCTTTAAAGACCTTTATACGATTTAAAAATTCAATAGGAAATGATTTACGGTTATTATAAATTAAGTCTGCCATAGCGCCATCCAATACATAAGTTATAGCCCAATCGTTATCATTCCTAATGCTTCTTCCTGTGCCTTGTAATAGAGATAATATAGCTTTTTCTCGGTACCATTCTGGATTTATTCGTAATTTTGTAGCAACAAATCTATCTGATAAACTTAAATATGGAACTTTACAAAATATGGCAAACCTACTCCAATCATCTTTTAAATCAAGGCCTTCAAGAAGTGAGGGACCAAGTAATACTTTATTTTTATTCTTTTTTAATATATCTAATACTTCTCTTTTTTCTTCTGTACCATTATAAACTAATATTCTTCTTCGATGTCTTTTAGGAATATGCTCATATATTTTCATTGCCAAATCATATGATGCAGTATGAATAATTCCACTTTCATGTTTATGTTTTTCTAATATTTCATCTAATTTTTGGTATAACCATGGCAAATTTGATTCAATTTGATTGTATGTCATTCGACGCTTATTATAAAAATATATTGGAGATTTTTCAAAAGAAAAATTAGAATCCATTTTTATATACTTTGCAGTATTTAATGCAATACTTCTAAGATACTTAGATGGATCTGCAAATGTTGCACTCATTAATACAGTAAATCCAGTCCATTGATGAAAGTATTTATTCATCATATATGATTCTTCTAAGCAGTTAAATGTTAATTCATCTTCACCTGCAGGATTCTTAACTATATTTCTTGTTGAAGTTTTCCCCACAATATCATTATAATCTTCAATTTTGCAATGAAGATCTTTTAACCAATCACAAAGTCTAAGTGCTTCTCTCCATTCTTTAGGTGGATCATCATGCGGGTATTCTTTTGAAACTTTATCTTTTAATAATTCCCAGGAACTACGATATGATTCAAAGGAACTCTCTATTTCTAAAAGTATCTCATGTAAAGTATCTTGATTCTCTGTTTTAAATAATTTGCCAATGTTTGTTTTTATATTTGTAAAATCTAATATATGATCTTTAACTTTATAAACAGCAAAAAACTCTGTAATTTTCTCAATTTTTTCTATTGTCTTTTTATCAAATCTTGGCGAATAATGATTTTGAACAATATCAAGAAGTTTATGACCTTCATCACATATTGTGAAATCTCTTTGGGGAAATATCTGTTCATCAATATGTTGGTTTACATAATTGAGATGAATCAACCAATAACTATAATTTAAAAGAGAAGTTTGAGATTGTGATGCAAAATCTCTTGCAGAAAAGTATGGGCAATTACCGTAACAATACATTCGTTTAGGTGGTTTATTTCTTATACGACATGTTCCTAATGAATTTTTTTCATTGTTGTCTATACATAAATAGTTGTCTATTCCCTTTATAATTCCCCAATTAAGATTAAATTTTTTAAAATCTTTTTCATATTGATCTTGAAGAGATATTTCAGATGCTAAAATATATCCTTTTTTATTTTCTTGATTTAAAATCCAAGAAACAGCCATTGCAATTACACTTTTGCCACTACCTGTCGGAGATGAAAGTATAACAGTTTTAACACCATTTGTATAAGCATTAATAATTTCTATGATAGCTTCTTTTTGACCTTTACGCCAAATAAAATCTTCAGGTAAAAATGTTTCAACAAATTCTTTTAGGTATTTTTCTATATTCATTATATAGTTATATGAATATTCTATGAAAACAAAGGATTAAAGTTTTCTAATCAGGATCATTAGTTTTATTTGCATTTTGTTTATAATCTTTGATATTAATATGTGAATTAAAAACAAATTCATCATTTTCCATTTTTTCCGATATTTTATATTGACTAATTGATCTTCTATACTCTCCTTCTTTAAATTTATATTGATATGCAGATCTTACTTTAAATCTTACTATTTTAGGTAATTTTAATTGAACATCCTTGTAATAACATTCAATTAATATTGGATCAAATAAACAATAATCAAACCCAAGTTTTTTAATAATGTTTAACACATAATTAAAACGTGCATCTTTTCTATGGGATACATTCATATTATTTCTTCTATAAAACCAAAAATCCATAAAATCTTGACAAGGCACTATTGTGTAAATATATCTTTGTTTATCTGCTTTACCGACTAATTTCATTATATTTTTAAAATTGTGTATCATTCCTATACCCATGTCGTAAACAGGATCAGAATATTCATCTTCAACAAATTTCTCGTTTATATGCTCTCTAATTAGTTTCATAAATTAAAATACTTCTATTATTTCATCTGCACTCGGCAATTCTATTTTTGAAAATATAACCCAACACCCTGATGTATTAGGTGTTCCATTATAAACATATCTATCTTTGGCGTTTTTTCTAATATAATCTTGCAATTCATATTCATTTTGCCAATCAAAATAATTTCCTGGTTTTATTATTCCTTTAAGTTGAAGTTCTATTGCAGCATTTATTTGATTTCCAAATTCAGGATTTTCTTTTTCAACTTCTTCTATATCTTCATTACTGTAACCATATAAATATAGAAGAGCTTCACTTGTTATTTTATTAATTATTCCAATTCCCATATCACTGATTGGATCTGAATCTTTAGTAAATTTTTCATTTATGCTTTCTTTAACTATTTTCATATATTATCATCTCCTCTCATAATCATCTTCATGAAATCTATCTTGTTGCCATCTTTCCTCTTCTTCTTGTTGTCTTTGCCATTTACGTTCTTGTTCTCTTGCGTAATTTTCTTGTTCTTGATTATCTTGTTCTTCTTGATAACAACTAATACATTGAGTGGGTATTATTCTATCTTTAAATATATTCAATATAGATTTTGCATATTGTAAGTCTTCTCCCTCTAAAAAATCACCATTTTCATCTATTAAATTACCACAAGATATACATTTATAAACTTTATCTTGTGGTCCTATATTCATATCATGAATAGGATCAGAATCTTCTTCAAATTTTTCATTTACTTGTAATTTATTAAGTTTTTTTCCAATACCTAATTTAATTCGTTTTATTACAGCTTCTTTCGTATCTTCATAAGAACTTAAATAACTTTTAGAATCTTTAGGATATATGTCAGTAACTGCACGCCAACGTTTTGTTTTACGACTATAATATATTAATACACAAGTATTTCTATAAATCAAAATTTCATGTTTACCTTTAAGAATTTTAGTAATATCATTAGTAGAAATATTCCATGATCGTTGTTTTATTTCATGAATAACACCAATGCCCATATCACTAATTGAATCAGAATCCTCTTCAAATTTTTCATTAATATGTTCTCTAATTAATTTCATTCGTTTATTGTAAAAGCTCTATCATTTTTTCTTTTTTGGTGTTCAACTATAATATCTTTAAGAAAAATCTTTTTTAATTTGTCGTCATCGAGTTTAAATAAAAATGCTTCTCCATTTCCCATTTTTGCCATTGGAACACCATTTAGAATTTTTTCAGGATCTTGCTTAAGACTAAATGTAAGAGTTCTTCGACTTATTTCTTTCATTTCAAGTTCATTAGTTAATGCCATTTGTAATTCATAATTATCATCATTAAATCCTGATTCTTCAACTTCTATATCTTCAGTATTAACCATATCAGATGTATCAACATCAATATCATCAATGATTTCTTCATCTTCTAAATCGTTCCATGAATCTGGCGTATTAATACCTCTTAATTTTTCAAAAGATTTTTTACCTTTTTTGGGTCTACCTCGCTTGGAGAATTCATATAAGGATTCTTCAATCATCATGATTTTCTTTTCCATATTATTTCTTATATGTTAGATTATTATTTTTACTCTTACATTTACAACTGGCAAATCTTCATCTTCTTTATAAGAATCTGATCTTAATGCTGTATTAAAAATATCAACATTTATATCGATTCCAGATACATATCCGTGATCTTTTACAAATCTCAAAAGTGAATCGCAAATTTCTTCTTCAAGAGTATTCAAATTGATTCTTACTTGATTTATTGCTTTCATATTACTTATTATTTATTTTTTTATTTTTATTATACGTTTCTTTTTTCTTTTATTATTATTTGCACTGTCACCAAGATAGTTTGGATTTTCTAAAGGATATTTTTGAGAAATGGGTTTATTCTTATCTACATGTGACAAAGGTGTTTGCATATTTTCTTCAATAAAATGTGTGTATATGTCTATATCATTCTTTACCCTGTTAATAGCAGGTTTTAGATTATAATAAGTCATAGGACGTTCATGTTCACCTAAAGATGGTATAGCGTAATATCTTGTAGGATTATTGCCCACTTTGACGACTTTTATAGGTATACCTTTATATTTAAAAACATCAATAATCTTTTCATTCTTAAATGTCCAATCCCATTTTATTTTAGGATTATTCATTGTATGAAACTCATTTAAATATTCATATATGGAATATGCTCTCATACTACATTTTATTTTATATATTTAAAACAAAAAGGAGAATTTATTATTCTCCCTGATCAATTAATTATTTACTATTTGATAACGATTATTCAGAATTTAAAGTTAAATTTGTAAATTGAATATCAGAAAAACCTGCATTTTTTTCTATTTCTACTTTATAATCAAAATATTCTATGGGTAATGCTGCTTGATGTATTACAAAAATATTCATATTAAGTTCTCTTGATACATTTTTTAAAAGTCCTAATATATCATATATTTTATCATTATCTAAAGATGAAAGAACTTCATCTAACATAAATATATTTAATTGTGGATATTTTCTTTTTAACATTCTTATAATAGAAACTAATACGGCTAAATCTACAGATTTTTTTTCTCCGGTTGATAATGTATCTACACTGATCTCAAGACCTAAATGATATAAATCTGGTTCAAAATCAGAATTGAAAGTTAAATTATATGGAAAATGTAATTCATTTAATGTAAAAGCGATTTCTTTATTTAATGTGGGCAAATAACTTTCTAATATTTTCTTTTTAACTCCTGCATCTGAATACAATTGTTCAAGAATTGCAAGATATTTATAATCTTCATCAAATTTAACTTTATCATCTCCTTTATTTGTAAGATTTATTGTGTTCTCAGATATAATATTTTGTATGCTTAAAAATTCTTGTGGTTTATCTATTTTTAATTTTTTCATTTCAGCATCAATCGTATTATAAGTTGTTTGAACTTGAATAATAAAATTATTAATAGTTACAAGCCCTTGTTTAATTTTTTCTAATGCTAATGTATATTTGTTTTCATCTGAATTAACTGATAATAATTCATCTCTTTTTGCATTAATATTTTCGTGTAATCGTCCTTTTATTAAATCAAATCTTGAGTCATTAAATGGTGTAGCACATGTAGGACATTTTTCTTGATCATATAATTTTATTTGATTTTCTAAATGTTCTATTTCATGCTGTATTTTCATTCTTTGTTGTTGAAAAATATTATAAGATTTTGTTATTTCATCACGCTTGTTTTCATATTCTTTTTTTCTTTTATATCCTTCTTCCAATTTAGGTTTATATAATTGTAATTGTTTAGATAATTCAATTATTTTTTCACTATTATCTTGTGCAACTTGTTCTTTAAGTTTTTGTAATTCTTTAACTGCAATATCAATATTATTTTTGAGAGTTAATATTTCTCGGTCAAAAAGATCCATGTTTGTTTTAACATCTCTTAAATCTTTTTTAACTAATTCATTCATTTTATTAATTATCTCCATTGCAAAGAGCTTATCAATAATGACTCTCTTATCATGTGGAGTCATCGATATAAAAGATTTAAAATCATTAATAGATAAAGAAATAATGTTCGAGAAGATGTGATATGGCAGTCCAGTGACCTCTAAATCAATATATGTCTGGTAATCTGTGATTCCAGCTTTCCCAATATCATCATCATTTTTATCTACACGAAGATCTGATGGTGAAAACTTTCTTTCAATGGTTATTATTGTATCCGGTGATATTTCGTCTTCACCTCTTATGTATCCATTTTTATTAAGACGATTTGATATTTCATCTTTTTTAAATTTATCAAGTTTTCCGTAATATAATATCTTAGGTAATTCAATAAAACTAGTCTTACCTGCACCATTTTTTCCAAGAACCATCCAAAGTCCGCCTTCATCTGATAACTCTAGTGTTTGTAATTTATTTCCGAACCCTTTTATATTACGCCAAGAAATATTTTTTAATTTCATACATTAAATTCATTTAATCTTCTTCGAATAATTCAAATACAACTTTTATCATATCTTCAATAGAATCATATATGGGTAATCCTGGTTTTGCAAGTTGAGTTTGAATAACAACATCTTGTTTTCTTTCATATAAAGGATCTATACCCAATATTATAGGTTGATCTGGATTTGAGTTTCCCCACATTCCAAGTTCATAAAGTACAATAGGGTTCAATGAACCTTTAGCAAACCAGAAAAAAATAAATGATGAATCTCTTAAGTGATTAAATTCCCATGTAATTTGTGTTTCTACAGCTATAGGGTCCCAAATAGGAAAATCTTTTTTGCGTGGATTATAAATTGTAAGATTTGGAATTATATTTAATTCCGTTATAACATAATTTTGCCAATTTTCACAATTAGAAATACCCCCTGCCAAAAAAAGTTTTACATTTGAATTGTTTTCAGAAGAATAAATTTCATTTGGTGCTTCTATTACTAGTGCCATCTTTTTTATTTTATAGGTAGATTCTAGTCTAAAGTTTTTATGTTAATTTTTAATTATACATTAAATAAGTTTAAAAGTTTCTATGAATATATAAATAAAGCAGTAATTCTTACTATAATAAGAAAACCGAAGAGGGTTCAACGGCTGTCCTGCTTTATTTATATATTCTAAAATAATAGAGGGAATAATGGAAAGGTGCTTAATATGTATTATAGAGTTTAAAAATAAAAAAAGTCTCGGAGCTCATATAGGATATTATCATAATACAAAAAATTATTATGATACATATTTAAAAACAAATAAATTAGATGGATTGTGCAAAATATGCAATAAACAAACCGATTTTATAAATTTACAAAAAGGATATAAACAAACTTGCTCAAAAGAATGTTGTAATAAATTAGATTCAATTATAATAAATTCTTTAGATCATGCAACAATGTTAAAAAAAAGAAAAGAAACATGCCAAAAAATATATGGAGTAGAAAATACTTATCAAAATAATTACATAAAAGAAAAATCTAAACAAACTTGCTTAAAAAATTTTGGTGTAGAAAATATTTCGCAATCTGAATACGCTAAAAGGAAAAAAGAAGAAACTTGTTTAAAAAATTTTGGTGTTAGACATGCAATGCAAAACACAAATGTTTTTATAGAACGATTCAAAAAAAGAGTTTTATTAAAATATTTTAAAAATACAAACATTTATTATCGAGGTTCTTATGAATTAGATTTTTTAGAAAAATATTATAGTAAATATTCCGATATACAAAACGCTCCATCTATAAAATATAAATTCAATGATAAACTTTGTGTATATTTTCCTGATTTTTATATTCCTTCGTTAAATCTTATAATAGAAATTAAAAATTCATATCTCGCAAAAAGAGATAAAAATAAAATTAGAGTTAAAAAATGTGCAGTTGTTGCATCAGGATTTAAATATATTATGATAGTTAATAAAAATTATAATGAATTTATTTTCTAGTTTTTTTAGTTTTTTTGATATTTTTATTTGTAGTTTTTTCTTTTGTACATGGATTACATCTAATAATGGTCTTTGCTTTAGAAATTAAAATGTCTATTGGTTGATTTTCATATCCAAATCTTGCATCACCTTCCATTAAAATATAAAGATCTTCTTTGATTTGATCTGCTATATTTTTAAGGTTATCAAAATCCATTGTAATAGAGAGATCACCGTACCAAATTTTTCCATGAGTTTTAGTAATAACATTTGCATTAAATATAACTAACTCTCCCTGGTGTTCTTTACAATATGTACTCTTAGATGCAGCTATCATCCTCCCCATTTCTAATCCATTAGTTGCAAATAACACATAATAATCTGGATCTTCTTTAAATTCAGATTCTATTGGTCCGGTTAAATAAATTTCATCCATTATTCTATAGTTTCTTTTGATGCGTTTTCGTAATAATATTTATTTTTTGTTTTTAATTTTATTAATATTTCTTTTTGATATCCAAGATCTCCAATGCTCATATCTAATAATGTAAGAATATCTTTTATTTCCATTTCATCTAATGCATCAGAAAGTTCATCATCAATTTTTTTTCTTTCTCCAACAGTTTCTATCTTTTTGTATTTACAGTCTCTTAATATATCTATAAATTTTGTTAAGTTAAATAAATGTATATATTTATCAGGGACTATAATATCTGTATAATTATTATTTAATATTTTTATAGTATCATTTAAAGAAAGTTCTAAAATGTCTTCCAACATTATGCGTTTAAACGTTGGTGAAAATTCATTTAAAATAAATGCAACTAAATTTTTATCTGGATCAAATAAATATATTCCTTTTGTATTCCCTATATCTGATCTTTTTGTATGATAAGGAGAACCAATATAAATAAGATTTCCTATTTCTTGTCTTTTATGAATATGTCCAGAAAATAATCTTTTAATTTGTTTAAATTTTGAAAAATCTGTTGCAAATGCAGATTTTATATCTTTACCATTATCAAATTTAAATCCTGCAATATTAATATGAGTAAACACATATTCATACTTATTTGCACGAACATAATTTTCTTCACTGTCTCTATTACCAATCCATGGAAGAATTAAAATATGAGATTTTTCATTTGTGATAATTATTGGTTTTTCATAAATATAAACATTTGGCATATATTTAAATGCAACAATAGAATTTACATCAGTATCATATTTTTTTGCACAATCATGATTACCTATTAAAATATGAACAGGTATAAGTTTATATAATTTTTCTATTACTGAAATAGCAGAATTTAAAACTGTTATATCTATTGATTGTCTTGAATCAAATACATCACCAAGTATAAAAAGAATATCATCTTTCTTAATATTATCTTTTAAATAAGGTATATAAAAATTATCAAAATAATCCATTTGATTATTAAGCCATTCTAGTGAATTGGCACGAATACCAAAATGCAAGTCCGAAAGTAAATGTATACGATTATAGTTAGTATATTGTGTTTTTACTTTAAATTGTGTTAAATCGGCCATTAAAATAATCTTTTAGTTTTAATTTTATGGGTTAAACCATATTTTTCATTTAATTCTCTTAATAATCCTTCTTTATCTAAGACTCCAACTTCATTATACAGTTGGTCATAGTTAACTTGAAAAAATTCAGCGAATGCAATGAATATTTCCATATTTGTATATTTTCTTTGTTGTAAAAGTTGTTGTTTGAAATAATAATACATTTTAATTCTATCATTTCCATCTGCT